TTGCCATGCCTGCTGCACATATATCACGCAACAATTCCATTAAATTTTGCGTGCTAGATATAACATTGTTGTACGCTAAGATAGGCTGTTCGTAGTTTGTTTTATACTCTGCTGCTGGATTAGCATTGCAAAAATTATACCAGCTGCTAATAGTAGGCCAGTCTATTTCACTGTCACCAACGCTATAGCTGTTAGCTGTATGCTGCAGTACATGCACAAATAAACTTGCTGGATTATTAGTTGCACCATAGGTATATGTACCATTAGTGTTAATATTTATTTTTGCTATGGTTTGCACTAGTGCATTTACGCCTTGCAGCGTACCATTTACTTTGTTAGTACTTTGCACCTTAATGGCTGTTCTGGCTAGGTTACGTGGTTCTTCTGCAATTATTGCACCACTATTATCACGCAGCTTTCGCTTGGGCAGTGGCTTAAGTGGTGGATTGTCTTTGCTGTCATAGGCACTGACTACTTGCAGTGATACACGTGAGGCTACTCGCCAATCAGCAATTTGCTCAGGATCATCATTGGTAATACGCTTGACGCGTACTGCATAAGTATTTCTAGGTATATTATCTAGTTTGTATACATAGTTAAATGCATCTTTGTAATTTCTACTAATTGTAATAATCTTATAACCACGTGTTGGCAGTACATTTTGCACACCGTCATAAACAAATCTAATTACACAGGCAATACCTGCTGACGACTGTGATGTACTTCCTACTACCTGAGCACTACTAGCAGTAATTCTAATAGTATGTGTGCCAGCACCTAAATAGACTTCTTTAGTAGTAAAGCTTCTAAAGTTTTTGCTTACACTAACTACTGGTGTACTAGTACCAACTGTAACATTATCAATGTATACCTGGCCATAGTCATCAGCTGAAAAATCTATTAGATAGGTGCCATCATAGGGCGCAGTAAATGTAGCCTGCTGATCAAATGTAACACTAGTAGATATATCTGTGGTACCCCAAACTCCATATTGTCGTAAAAAGTTATGCCAAATATCATCACTTCTAGTAACATTGGTTACGTTGGCAAAGTTTGTTCTGCTGTTAAATACTGTTAGCTGTGTTACAGCATTAGCACTACTAAGTGTTATGCTAGTTAAACTGCCCGCACTAACCGTAGCATTATAGCTGGGTAAGAAAACCGTTTCTGCACCACCAGTGCTGTAGTCTTGCTTACTAGTTTGTGCTAGTGTAAAGTTTAGTCCACTTTTAACTAGTGTGGTATAGCCACTAGTATGATCTGTTTGATTGGATATGTTGTTACCACTGTCTAGTGTAAAGCTGTACAGTCGTAAGTAGCCACTAGGAATTTGCGGTTCAAATATAAAATCACGCTGTGTGCCCAGTAGTTGAGTATATGCACTGGTATTTAAGTAGCTTTTATAGCTACTACTAGGATTACTGGCATTAGTATCACTAGCACTACCAGCAAATATTGTTAGGCTATCTGAGTTTGGTCGTAAACAGAGTGTAAAGCGTTGATATGTGGTAGTTGACGTATACTCATCAATAACCCACAGTTGTGGTACATCTACCTGCTCAGTTTTACTGGTACTTAAATTATAGTAATCAATATTACTACTAGCTGTGCTGTCTAAGTTAGGATTTGTTTGTACTTGATTGGCCGGTACAACTTCAATCCCCAGGCTAACATTAAATTTATCTGTTTTGCCGTCTTTGGTATAGATGGCGCGTAAGCCTTCAGGAAAGTTAAAGGCAACGTCAATGCTAGTAGCTGGCTGCGTAAATGTTACTAAGGTCCAGGGATTACCATCATTGGCATTATTTACTAGTTCAACAGGACTAGCTGGCAATTGCTGCACATCGCTAGGATAGTAGCTGTTAAAGGTATCTGCTTGTGTTTGCGTTTCGGTGGTTAGTCCAGGTAATGTATAGGCTACTTCTGTGTTATTATATACTAGTTTGTCGCTGTGCAGTTCACTAAGCGGTGTAGCACCAACGCTAATACTATTTTCATCTACTTGCAGTGGGCCAAATCCCCAGATGATTAATAGGTGTAGCAGGTTAGTGTTAGTTAGTGTTTCTATATATGGTGTAGCACCTAGTACGCCTGTAACACGATTACGGCCTAGTACTACTGGAATTGCACCAAATGGATTTGCTTGGTTTTGACTGCCGGTAAATAGGCTAGCACCAATAGACTGTCCTGGATCTTTTACCTCTGGTGGTCTAATAGGAAATGCTGCGTTGACTAGCACAGTACCAGCAATTTGTATAATAGCGCTGCCAACTGCGGCACTACCGCCAACTGCAGCGCCTACTTTTGCTGCTATTACCGGATCTTGCGAAATAACAAATACTGCAATCATTAGCACTAGTCGCAAACCCTGGCGACCTTCAGCAACTACTCTATAGTTGACATTTTGTCCAGCACCAATAGTTGTAGTATTCCAGCGATCTTGTGGAACTATTACGCCGTCTATGGTTAATAGTAATCGTTTGGCTAATCTAGCGCTTAACTTATACTTGTTAATAATATATTGGGCAAATTCACTGCATGTAGTGCCTGCTAGTGCACCTTCAACTACAGTATTAGACCACTGTAGTGGGTGTGGTTTGCCAGTAGCTAAGATATTATTAGGTTTATACCTGTAGAACCCTAGCAGTCGTTTTGTCCAAGTAAAATTATCTATGCGCTCAATTACACTGTCTAAGCCATCTCTGCTATGTATAAATCGTTGGTCGCCTATGTAAACGCCAATATGTGCTGGTTCGCCTAGGATGTTGAACAGGCATAGGTCGCCTGGATGTGGGCTGGTTACTTGCTGCCAACCGTCCTTATAATAGTCAATAGCAGCTACAACCTTAGGGTCATAGCTGCCAGCGTATAATTCTGAGTAGCTAGGTAGCTCTATACCTAGCTCGTGTTTATAAAACAATCGGGCCAATCCCCAACAGTCTACACCATCTGTGCTTCTACCATTTTCTTTATATGGTAAGCCAATATATTTATTATAATTCATTAGAACAATCCTGGAAAATATAATGGTGTAAAGTTAAAGTTAGGAAAGGGCTCACGACTAAAGCTAATCATTTCCAGCTGTAGTTGTACACTTTCAGCACTGTAAGTAGCATTGGTAATATAAAATTTAGGAAAGCTAGCTTCTACATAGTTGGGATCACTAGCTAGTATTAGCTGTATATTTACTTCTGCTGGTTTTGTTAGATGTTGTCTGATTAAATAAATAGCTTCTTGAGTAACATAGTTAAATACAATAGAGCAGTTGCCTACGCCAGTTTCTTGTTCTGTAGGCAGTGTAATTTGCATAGGTAAAAATACATATCTTTGACTGTTGCTAATAACACCATATATTACTTCGTTGTCAGTTGTATCGCCTGTGATTGTTGCAGTTGTAGCTGTGGCTCCAGTAAGTCGCTGAGTAAATCCATCTGCTAAACGTACGGGATTTGCTAGATCTTCTGGATCTGTAATAGTTACAAGCATAATTAATTGCTCGTCTGTTTCAGACGAAAACATAGCGCGTATAGCGTCTGCGGATAGCGTACTCAGTCTACTCATGGTAATACTTCAAATTGTAAGTTAGTTTGCCAGTATCCTGGCGCACGATACTGCAGGGTAAAGAATTGTCCGTCACCTTGTGGTACCAGTCTACACTCAACACTATTGTTAGTTCTAGGATGTGTAAACGTAAATCGCTTAACTCCTAGTAGATCAGTATTTACAAATGTTTCTAGTGTTTGTGTTTGACTGGTAGTCATTATAAAGCTTAAACTGAGCATGCTAGGTCTACGGCCACGCAATCGCTGCTTGGCCGGTCCTGCATCCATACTAGAACGAACGATATTTACGCCTATAGTTTCTTGAAAGTCTTTTTGTGGACTTTGTGGCAGTGTTACTGGCCATACAGGAATTGGCATATTATCTCCTTGCTACTATTGGTCTAGCACCAAAATTATTTGTTAGTGATTGCTGCATAGCACTGTTTGGTCTAGACATTTCGCCAGCTACCATTTCACCAACTATTACCTCAATACGACGATTTCCACGGCTGTCGG